CCAGTATTCACCAGCTTGGACATAAAGGGTTTGAAAAGCATTGGGGTTTCTCTGAAGAAGATTTGTTAGCCCTAATATGAATGACCTTTTACTATATTTTGGTATATTTGTGCTATTTTCACCTTTAATTGCACTATGGATAGTGCTGAGTTGACAGATGAAGAAATTGAAAACGCTTGGTATTCTTTAGGATTACGAGGCGTTGCTTCTGCTAATGAATGGCAAACACGCTATAGATTTGCTAGGGAATTAGAAAAGTTAATTAAAGCTCAAGTGGGTCAAAACCTAATTCGTGTGCCACCATCTTGCAACGAGTCCTAAATGGCTTGCCATGTTGCATCCATTTATCACCTTTTTGACGATGAAAACTCATGTGTACGCACTCATGTGCAAGAGTAGTTAGAAGGGTATAGAAATGACCACACCTGGCAGAAGATATAGTAATGCAATGCTCATAATCTTCTTCTGTGTTGTATAAATAAGTCCCCATTGTTTCTGGGTCAGAAGTCACAATAAACTCTACTTCTTCTGGCAATGGCATATTCCATTTAGTAAATGGATAACAACAATAAAGAGAAGCGTACAGGTTTTTAATAACCGAAGATGTCAGCCTCATACTACAAATTTATTACTTTTAGTTAAATTTTGTTTTGCTGGTATTACTCTTAAATTTTCATATATATGTAATCCACAAACTTTTTCATTTTTAATAGGAATTATGTGGTCTACATGGTATTTTTCACCAGTATTTTTAGTTAACATTGCAGCCAAAGAATATAAAGCATCAATTCTTGTGTAATTAACCCATTTTGGAATTGCTTGCAATTTTAACATTTGTCTTTTTCTTACTTTTGCAAGAGTTTTTTCTGGATACTTGCGTTGATATTTCATTACATTTTTTCTAGTGTGTTTTTTAAATTCTTCACTAGAACGGTATTCAGCAATCTTTAATGAATTATTTTCTTCATATTTTTTTCTTGATTCACGCACTTTTTCAGCATTGTCTTTTGCCCATGCTTTTTTGTACTCATATCGTCTTTGTTGTAATTCTGTTCTCATACCTGGTGTACCTTACCCCTGAAGTCAACTTGGTTTTCTCCACATACACGGATTAATTCGGGTTGCAATAACTTAGATTGGTCAAATGACAACATCACAAATCCAGAATTCCAATCTTTAGGTGTGTCTTCAGTATAATTGAACTGTTGCCCCATAGGGTCAGCTAAAGTCCCAGTCTGGACTCCCCAGCGTGTGCCGTTGTAATCATTAAATGGAATAGAAGATAAGACATGGGTATGGCCGGTAATCATATTCACACCAGAATTGACCGCATTATTCCTACCACCAGTCCAGCCACCTTTCCAGCGATGCTTAATACAAGTATCTTCATTTACCCAAAATGACCAACAAGGCTGCCACATAGGAAAGTAATCCCGCAATGAAGTACCAAACACACCCTCAAATGTAGGAAGATTAGCAATAATAGACATTTCTAGTCTTTGGTCATGGTTGCCCATAGGCCAAAACAACTTAGACCCTTTAGAAACTGCTTCAATTTCACCTAAGTAATACTGACAGGCTTCTAATTCTTCTTTGACAGTAGGTACTTTATTCCAATCTTGGCGTGGGAAACGGCTTAAATTAGCCCCATCCAGCGCATCGCCATTACAGACTACTGCCGTAGGCTTAAACTCTTTAATCATCTCTAAGAGTGCTTTAAACGCTGTGGTGGTATCGTCAGGCCAAAAGTGTGCATCACTAAAGACAATGACTCTGCCTTTTTCTATATCCATACCCCTACGAGTATGTCCTGTAGTTTGGGCGATTTTCTTTAACTGGTCAAAACGCTGGTCATCTACTGAAGGCAATTCAATCTTATGCCTTGCTTCTATTGACCTTCTTCTGTTATATACTGAGCGCTGACTAACACCTATTTTTGTTGCCATTACAACGGCTGAGCCACATTCTTTCCAGGTTGCAATCCACTCTTCATCGCTTAAATGGTACATTGAATTCCCCTTAACAAGTTAAACGACACTAACATACAATTATGGCATTTGCGAAAAAAGTTGATAAGAATCAAGTCTTTGTTGTGAAAACACTACGAGATTATGGGGCGCAAGTATTTCATTTGCATACACAAGGCGGTGGAATACCGGATTTAATGGTTTGCTATAACGACCAAACTATTTTACTTGAAGTCAAGGATGGGGAAGCCAAGAAGCTAACCCCTTTACAAATTAAGCTATTTGCTGGCTGGCAAGGTGGGCCATTACATAGGGTAAATTCATGCGAAGAAGCAATTAATGTATTAAAATTGTACGAAACGGAGAAATAATCATGCCAATGGACAAATCAGGCTCGGCTCAATCAGTCGGCAAAAACTATAAGACAGAAGTTGCCGCAGGAAAGCCTAAGAAGCAAGCTCTGGCAATTGCATTGTCTGAACAACGCACCCATGCTAAAGGTAAAGTAAAGTCTAAGCTAGAAGCTGCTTATGCTAAACACATGGCTGGCACAGAAGAAAAAGGTGAAACCAAGAAAGAGTCTAAAAAGACTGAGAAAGCTGAGATGTAATGTTTAACCTACCATCCGTAGTCGGCAAAAAAGACAAACGCAAACAAGAAGAAAATGTTGGTAGCGATAAAGACATTCTAAATAAGAAAATTAACGATAGACTAAAGCGTAAAGAGAAGTTAGCTAAAGCTATGAATAAGCTACATGACGCTGACATTGGCTGATTATGGCTATTTCTCTTGCTGATGCGTTAAGACAAACAGGTTACTCCCAAGATGGGGAATTAGCCGTACCTGCATCAGTAGAACCTACAATGACTTCTATATTGCAAAAGCATATAGCGTCATTACCACAGCAATTAGCTACAAACCAGCAAGCAATGAATAGCGCTATTGGTGGATGGAATAAGACAGACTTTGGTACAGGTCAACCTAACCCTAATTACCGCCCAGAAGCAATACAAGAATTAACCCAGTTAATGCCTAATGTGGCTGGCATTATTTCACCCAAAGTAGTAAATCAAATGGGTATGGCTACTACATTGCCTAAAGATGACATATTTAACCAAGCTGTAGCAAACACGCCAAATGCCCGTATATCTGATGAAGGATTGCATTTAAACTTAATGCGTAAACAAAAGCCTGAACAAGCAATGACTGAATCAGTAAGGTCAGGAGTATTTTATTTGCCAGAAGGTTCTCCTAGCATGAAGCATTATGGTGGGGCAGGCGGATATGGCGGTACAGACAAAATTACTGGTGAAACATTATACAAAAACCCATTATTTGTTAAAGGCGCTACTGGTGGTAAAGCGCCTGAAGCCGCTTATGCCCAACTAACTGACAAAGCCCAATTAAAAGCATTGCAAGATGATGTTTCTAAAGTTATTTCAACATATCCTGATGAATTTAAAACAATAATTGATGGCAAATCAATAGATAGCCCTGTAGCACAAAGAATTTTAAAATTAGGCGGAAAACCAGAAACATTTATTGAAAGTATGCAATCTAATTTAAATTCCAAAAAAGAAGCTCTTAAAAAGGCAAGTAAAGAAGAAATTTTGCCTGGAGTTTCTGAGTACGATGTTGCCAAATTAGATTTAGATTCAACTGTAAAAATGATTGACGAAGCAAAATCTTACATTGGTAAAAAAATTAGCAACAGACCAGCTAATCTTGTAAATGTTGAAGAATTTTTAAGCAAACACGCACCTGATTTATCTGATTACGCTAGCTATATTATTGATAATAGCAAAAAAGGCAATCAACTTAAATATGCTTTGCAGGAAGCTGCTGTAGCGCAAAAAGTACGAGATGCAGGACATGACTCGGTAATAGGCCATAGTAAAGGTAAAAATGGCCCTTTTATATCTGAAATATTTGATGTAAGAGAGTCGCATTACCCAGACCAATATGGAAATTTTGAATTAAATCCTAAATTTGAAGAAATGACACGCAAACAAATTTTAGAAAATGAATTTAAAAAGCGTGTAGAATAAAATCCTTATAAATCAATTACTTGAGATTATATGGCAAATAAAGTGTCGAAATCTGTAGAAAAGAATTTAAATAGGGCTGGAAGAAAGCCAGGAGTGCCTAATAAAGCCACACAAGAGGCTCGTGAGGCTGTTAAAGCTATTCTTGATAGCAACCTACCATTTATTCAATCATGGATACAGCAGACCGCTGAAGGCATTATGGATGACCAGACTGGAAAGTACATAGTCCAGCCTAATCCTGCTAAGGCTTGTGAGATAGTACAGAATCTAGTTGAATACTCAGTACCTAAACTAGCCAGGACTGAAGTAGTAGGCGATGAAAAAGCCCCTCAACGCATGGTGGTGTCTTGGAAGAAATAGTCCAAGAGGTAGAACTAGACTACCAACCTCGTGATGTATTCCTAGATTTCCATGAAAGACAGCAACGCTGGGCAGTTATTGTTGCTCACCGTAGATGTGGCAAAACTGTTAGTTGCATTAATGAATTAATCTATAAAGCACTAATAGAGGGCAAAGAAGATGGTCGCTACGCTTATGTTGCACCATATTACAGCCAAGCTAAGAATATCGCTTGGGACTACCTATTAAGATTTAGTAAGCCTGTAATGGCTAAAGCTAATCAATCAGAATTATGGGTGGAACTAATAAATGGCGCAAGGATTAGGTTGTTTGGTGCTGATAATGCTGACTCTCTCCGTGGTCTATACCTTGATGGGGTTGTCCTAGATGAGTATGCAGATATGCGCCCTCGTATTTGGGGCGAGATTATTCGGCCTTTGTTGGCAGACAGACTCGGTTGGGCAGTTTTCATTGGTACGCCCAAGGGTCATAATGCCTTTTGGGACATTTATTCCGCAGCCACCAACTCCCATGATTGGTATGCCAAAACCTTAAGGGCTAGTAATACAGGGTTAATACCACAATCTGAGTTAGACGATGCTGCTAAGTCTATGACTCAAGACCAATATCTCCAAGAGTTTGAGTGCGATTTTGAATCCGCAATCCTAGGGGCATATTACGGCAAGGAGATGCGCCAGCTTACTGACCAAGGCAGAATCATTGATATTGCTTATGACCCTATGTTTCCTGTGCATACAGCATGGGACTTAGGCTATAGCGATGACACCGCTATTTGGTGGTTTCAAGTAGTGCATGGCGAGATTCGTATGCTTGACTATCATTCAAGTAATGGTCAACCAGTCGCTTTCTATGCTGGAATTATTCAGTCAAGAGAAGCGGAAAGAGGCTATGTGTATGGTACACATTATTTACCCCATGATGCTCGTGCAAAGACTTTAGCGTCAAATAGAAGCATAATTGAGCAACTTTCAGACAAAATTGCGTTAAAATCAATGAAAATTGTACCAATGTTGTCATTGCAAGATGGAATACAAGCTACACGACTAGCATTAACTAGGGCTTGGTTTGACCATAAATGTGAGGATGGCATTGAATGTTTGAGGCAGTACCAGCGTGAGTACGATGAGGACAAGAAGGTCTTTAGGGATAAACCTAGACATGATTGGACTTCTCATGGTGCAGACGCATTTAGGATGCTAAGTATTGCCTGGAAAGAAGAAGCTAAGTTACCCTCGAAAGATGACTCGATTAGAGGTGTATTTGTAGGCAAAACAGATGTAACTTTAAAAGAATTGTGGTCACAGCAACAAACTGTTACCAACAGGAGAATTTAATG